CCCGACCGGGGCGTGGTCAAGAGGGCATAAGGGATGAAGTTCTACCAACGACATTTGGGCGACTACGCGCGCGACACCGCGCACCTGAGTCTGCTCGAGCATGGGGTCTACAGCGTCCTGCTGGATCGGCTCTATGCGACGGAGAGACCGATTCCCGACGCGGATCGGTACCGGGTTTGCCGCGCCACGACCCGCGCCGAGAAGGCTGCGGTCGATGCAGTCCTGCGCGAATTTTTTTCATTGTGCGACGACAGCTGGACCAATGCTCGTGTCAACAGCGAGATAGCCCGCATGAGCGGGAAACGCCTGAAGGCGCAGCAGTCGGCGGCAGTTCGATGGGGCGACAAGGGTATGCGAACGCATAGCGAACGCAATGCGGATGGAATGCTACCTATACTCCAATACTCCAATACGGAGTCTCCATCACCCTCATCTCAATCCTCCACCTCACCTGAAAGGGGACCGGTGGCGGCTCGAGACGTTTTGAAAAAGCTGGAACACAGGAGCAGGAAACATGGGCGATGAAACACCAGACCGGTTGGGATGGATGCAGCGGTCAGCCGCGGCGCATTGGAGCGGGGTCACCGACCCGATCGGGCGGCTGAAGCACCTCGAGGCTCGGTATGCGAGACTGGACCCCGCGAACCTCGAGCAGTTCCGTGAGGAGCTCGCGGCGGCGATCCGCAATGCAGACCCGGCAGCGGTTCTCGGCGAACCACGGGTGCTGACGATGGTGCGGTCGGTCTACGGCGAGCGCGGGGTCACGCGGCTGAAGGAGCGCGCGCGATGAGGCGGGGCAACGCACCGAGCATGACGCTCGAGCAATACAAGCGGCTCCTGGAGTGGGAGCGTGCGAAGCGATTGCTGCCGTCCCTCAAGCAGCTAGCGCGCGAGCTCGACCTGCCGATGTCCACCGTCCAGTCGGTGCTATACAAGCGGCACCGGGTGAACCTCAATGAAATGCTCGCGAGGGAGTCGCAATGAGATACCTGTCGCTGTTCTCCGGCATCGAAGCCGCGAGCGTTGCATGGCACGACCTCGGCTGGACCCCGGTCGCGTTCGCAGAGATCGAGAAGTTCCCGAGCGCGGTGCTGAAGCACCGATTCCCCAACGTCCCGAATTGGGGCGACGTCACCAAATACCAGGAGTGGCCTGATGCAGATATCGATGTTCTCGTCGGAGGATCACCTTGCCAGTCTTTCTCCGTCGCCGGTCTCCGAAAGGGATTGGCAGATCCGCGTGGCAACCTCATGCTCACCTATCTTGCGATTGCTCAACGATATCGGCCCCGTTGGGTGGTATGGGAGAACGTCCCCGGTGTCCTGTCGAGCAACCAAGGAAGGGATTTTGGAACCTTCCTTGGAGGGTTGGGGGAGTGCGGGTATGGGTTCGCCTACCGGGTTCTTGACGCTCAATTTGTGCGAACACGACAGCATCCCGGAGCAGTTCCCCAACGACGGCGGCGTGTGTTCGTTGTCGGACATCTTGGAGACTGGAGACGTGCCGCAGCGGTTTTTCTTAACGCCCAAAGCTTGTCAGGGAATTCTCCGCCGAGCAGGAAAGCGGGGCAAAGATTTGCCGGCGGCGCTGCAAGCGGCTCTGGGCGGAGTGGCTGGCCTTCCGAAGTGAGCTGCACCCTCAACACCAAGTACGGCGAGAAGATGGGGCTCGAGGACCAGCACGCCCTCAACGGTGCGGAGATGTTCGTGCCGGCGACCTTCAGCAGTCCAGCGATCGGCGACATCCGTGAGGATGACGTGGCCGGCACCATCACCCGCCACAGCGGTGCGGGCGGTGAGACGCAGAATGCTGCTTTCGTCATGGCGTCGGGCCAGAGCGGCGCGTGTATCGAGAGCGACGTGTCGGTGACGCTGACCTGTCTGCACGAGGCGCCGATCGCGTTCCAGTCCGTCGATCACGGCGCTGATGCTGCGACAGACCTGTCGCCGACCCTGCGCCGGCATGACCCGATGGCGGTGATGCAGGCCATCCCCATCCATGACCAAGCGACCCGCCATGCGGGCAAGCGCGGTGAACACAGCGACGGCAAGGGCAACGGCCTCGGTGTCGGCCAACCCGGTGACCCTGCGCCGACGCTGACGAAGGGCGACAAACACGCGGTCGCGCAGCCGATGGCGTTCAAGATCCGCAGCGGCGTCGAGCGCGAGGATGGCAGTCGCGGCAGCACCAACATCGGCAAGCAGGCCGGCAAGGGGTTCCTTGGCAGCGAGGAGCGCGCCTTCACGGTCGGCACCACGCAGGACCAGCACGTGGCGGTGCCGGTCGGGTTCCGCAAGACCAGCCGCGCCAAGGAGGTGGACGGGCATGAGACGTGGGTCGAGGGCGAGGTGAGCAACACCCTCAACACCTTCGACGTCGGCGACATGCGGGCGGTGGATCTCGTGGCGCAGCCTATCGCAATCCATCCTCACGTCGTCGGGCGTGCGCCGACTGCCGGGCCGCAGGGCAAGGAATACATCGACGACGGCAGCGCCTATTGCATGGACGCGCGCGGCGTGCCGCAGTCGGTCGCGCAGCCGGCGGCGACCGTTACGGATATGCGCGGCCTCGGCGATGGTCATGTCGCGCCGACCCTGCGGGCGAAAGAGACCGCCAACGATTTCACACCGATGGTGTTGCAGCCGGTCGCGCACACTTTGCGCGGCGAGGGTTTCGATGCGAGTGAGGACGGCACCGGGCGCGGCATCCCGTTGGTGCCGGACATCGCACCGACGCTCGATCAACGGGCGGGGCGCAGCGGCGAGAATTCGTTCGCCACGAGCGGCGGACTGGTGCCGGTCGGCACCGACCTCTACAACGGCGCGATGACCGGCGACATCGCCGCGACGATGGGAACGAACGGCAGCAGCATCAACGGCAGCGGGCCGACCGTGTTGCAGCCGCTAGCGACCGACATCAAGCAGGTTCAATGGGCAAGCGGCGGCGGCCAAGTGGAAAACGACACCGCGCAGGCGCTCCGATCAAATGCCGAATACAACTACCAATTTGCGCGTGTCGCCATGCGTGTGCGCCGGCTGATGCCGGTGGAGTGTGAGCGGCTCCAGGGGTTCCCGGACGGGTGGACCGACGTGCCATGGCGCGGCAAGCCGACCAGCCCGGACGGCCCGCGCTACAAGGCGCTCGGGAATTCGATGGCGGTGAATTGCATGAGGTGGATCGGCGAACGCATCCAACAGGTGGAGGACATCCATGGCGATTGAGTTGGACGAGTGGGACAAGGCATGGCTAGCGCAGCAGCACACGCCGGATGAGTGGCGACGGGAGTGCGAGAGCGCCCTCAAGCGATGCGCGTGGTACGCCGCCCGCATCACGGAGCTTGAGGCCGAGGTGGCGCAGTTGCGCGGCGGGCAAGCGGCCTGCAGTTATCCCGGCTGCATGGACGGCGAGGGGCGCTGCGAGCGGATGTTCAAGGGCGAGTGCGCGGGGCCGAAACAACAGGAGAGGACGATATGAGCAAGATCAACAACGGCGGCCCGGCGTTTCCGGCTGTGGGCGTACCGGCATGGCCCGACCACAATCACGGCGGCATGACCCTGCGCGACTGGTTCGCTACTCACGCGACCGACGCTGACATCGCAGACATTCAGCACGGCACGAAGTTCACGCGGGAGCAGGCGAGGTACATCCACGCCGACCGGATGTTGTGGGCGCGGGAGGTGAAGCCGTGAGCGAACAACCCGAAGCCCTGCGGTTGGCTGACTCCATTGAAGGGCTTGCGGTGGACTCAATAGCAAGTTCATGGAATGACTTGGAACCAGCCGCCGCCAAACTGCGCCGCCAGCATGAGATCATCGCGGAACTGTTGGAGGTGTTGAAGGAGGTTGCAGCGGAGGCGAGGCATCCAGATTACGACTGGAGCGTTACTTTGCTGAACACCGTTCATGCCGCCATCAAGAAAGCAGAGGAGGTGAAGCCGTGAGCCACATCACCCTGCCCCGCGCTGTGGTCTGGAGATTACACGCGGCGTTCAGAGACGCGGACAAAACGATTAGGCCAAGCGGCGAGAAATCGGATTACAGCGCCGAAATCGCCGCCCTCGACGCCGCGCTTGCGGAGCCCCGCATGGTGGATGGATGGACTGACAGTAACCCTGATGCGCGAAGGCGTGAACAAGCACCGCGCCAGAGAGATTGCCATCGGTTATTGGGAAGCGTACTGCCAGATACCGGGGAACGAAGAGGACAAGCCATGACCGACAACATCACCCTGCCCCGCGCTGTGGTTGAGGAAGTGCGGTCGGCAATACGAGGGTTTTACAACAAATATAGTGACGAGGCAGTGCATGAAGATGCCGGTCGCGCTATCGCCGCCCTCGACGCCGCGCTCGCGGAGCCGGACGCCATCGCTCGAGCGGTCGAGGCCGAGCGGGAGGCGTGTGCGCGGGTGTGTCACGAAGTTGCGTGTGGCCCTTCAATGATGATTGAGGAACGGCACACGGCGAAGGAGTGTGAGCGAAAAATCCGTGCGAGGGGGAGCAAATGAACGACCTGATCAACTATCTGCTCATCATCGTGCTAGGCGTCTATGGCATCATCGGCCTGATCGCTTTGCTGCTGCTGCTGTATTACATCATCCGGGGTGAACGATGAGCGCAAGCCAACGCAGGAAGGGCGCAGCCGGCGAACGCGAGCTCGCGCATCTGCTGACCGAGCAGCTAGGGTGGGTGGTCTCGAGGAACCTCGCGCAGGCCCGGGACGGCGGCGACGACCTGACCATCGCGCAGTTCCGGGTCGAGGTGAAGCGCCGCAAGGCCATCGCGGTCCACCAGTTCATGGACCAGGCCGCCGCAGCCGCCGGCACCGGGGAAGTCCCGGTGGTCGCCATGCGGGGCGACGGGCAGGGGTGGCTAGTCATGTTCCGGCTCGAGGATGCGGTGCCGCTGATCCGCGAGGCATTGCCCGACCGGTAGGGGCGGGCTATCATCAGGGCATGAGCGCCGACGACGGCATCCGGTTCGCCCGCTGCCTCAACTGCAACAGCTCCGGCTGGGTGGCGGACGGCATGGGCGACTGGATTCGATGCCACGAGTGCAACCGACCCGCACCGCCCAAGGCCAGCGCGACCGTGTTGACATTCGCGCGCGGGGCGCTGGTCCGGCGACCGGCAGTTGACAGCAGGGAGACCCCCGATGGCGAATAGACCCGGCCTGTACGCGAACATCTGGGCCAAGCGCAAGCGGATCGCGGAAGGGTCCGGCGAGAAGATGCGGAAACCCGGCAGCCCCGGCGCGCCGACCGCGAAGGCATTCCGGGAGTCGATGAAGACCGCGCTCGGGCGCAAGTGATGGCGAAGGCGCAGCTGCTGGGCGACAACGGCGACCTCGAGGGGGAAGACCCGTTCGACCTGCGCCGCCGCCGGGGAGGCCGCCTAAGCCTCGGTGGAGCCGCCGGCAGGGTGCCGCGGCTCGCCCCTAGGGCTACCGCCGGAGTCGCCGCAGCGGGCCTCGGAGGGCCGCAGCCGACCCCGTCGCCGGGTAGACCGGGCGGACCCGGGGGCAGACCACCGTCCGACCGTGGAGACGTGAACCTGGTATGAAGACCCCGGCATGGCAGCGCAAGGCAGGGCAGAACCCGAAGGGCGGTCTCAACGAGGCCGGTCGCCGATCCGCCAAGGCCGAGGGCATGAACCTCAAGGCCCCGGTCAAGTCCGGCGACAACCCCCGCCGCGCCAGTTTCCTCGCCCGGATGGGCAACATGCCCGGACCCATGGTCGGGAAGGACGGCAAACCCACCCGCCTCGCGCTCGCGCTGCGGGCATGGGGAGCCAGCTCCAAGGAAGACGCCAAGGCCAAGGCTCGGGCAATCAGCAACCGCAACAAGGGGAAGTGACCATGCCGCTCATGCAGGGATACGGGAAGAAGACCATCAGCCGCAACATCTCGACCGAGGTCCGCGCCGGCCGACCCCAGAAGCAGGCGGTCGCCATCGCCATGAACACCGCCCGCCAGTCCGCCAAGAAGGCCGGCAAGGGCGCCGCCGCCCGACGCTTGATGGCGAAGTGATGCCAGACAGGACGGAACAGGTCAGGGCGGTCCTCGCGCTGATCGAGGACGGCATGTCGGAGAACGCCGCCTGTCTGCAGGTCGGCATCAATCGGGCGACCTTCCGAGCCGCGGCGCTGAAGGTAACAGCTGGTGACAGTTACGCGCGCGCATTGGAAGCATTGGCGCAGGATCAGGTCGAGAAAGCCGAGCAGGTCATCGAGGACATGCGGAACGGCGTCATCGACGCGCAGCAGGCCCGGGTCGAGCTCGATGCCCGCAAGTGGTTCGCCTCCAAGTTCCTGCCCAAGCGGTACGGCGACAAGGCCGAGGTCGAGCATTCGGGCAGCGTCGGCCTGACGGTCAACGTCGTGCGGTTCACCGATGCCGATCCACCTGCCGGCTAACGGCTGGAGGCCGCGCCACTACCAGATGCCCGCATGGTCGGCGCTCGAGCGCGGCTGCAAGCGGCTCGCGCTCGCGTGGCACCGCAGATCCGGCAAGGACGACCTGTCCCTGCACTGGGCGGCGGTCAGCGCCATGACCCGGGTGGGTGGCATCTGGCACATGCTCCCGCAGGCCAATCAGTCGCGTAAGGCCATCTGGGACGCGGTGGACCCGCACACTGGTCGGCGCCGCATCGACGCCGCCTTCCCGCCTGAGCTGCGGGAGACCACCCGCGAGCAGGACATGTTCCTGCGGTTCAAGAACGGCAGCACCTGGCAGGTGGTCGGCAGCGACAACTACAACAGCCTGATCGGCTCGCCGCCCATGGGGGTGGTGTTCTCTGAGTACGCGCTCGCCGACCCCAACGCATGGGCCTTCCTGCGCCCCATCCTCGCGGAGAACAACGGCTGGGCCATCTTCATCAGCACCCCGCGTGGCCGGAACCACTTCGCCAGGATGGTGGACTACGCCCGGAAGGACCGCGACTGGTTCGGGCAGGTGCTGACGGTTGAGGACACAGGCGCGATCCCGATCGAGACCATCCGACGCGAGCGCAAGGAGCTGAAGGTCGAGCGCGGCGACAAGGAAGCCGAGGCCATCATCCGGCAGGAGTATTACTGCGACTTCGATGCCGACATCCCCGGCTCATACTACGGCGATGCCATCCTCAAGGCCGAGCAGGACGGGCGGGTCGGCCCCTTCCCGCACGTGGTCGGCCAACCGGTCGGCACCGCATGGGACATCGGCATCGGCGACTCTACGGTCATCTGGTTCTACCAGTTCGTCGGCCACAAGATCCGCATCATCAACGTCCTCGAGGGGTCGGGCGTCGGTCTGGACTGGTATGCCAAGAAGCTCCTGGCCATGGACTACGTCTACGGCGACCATATCTGGCCGCACGACGGGGCGGTGAAGGAGTGGGGCAGCGGCAAGTCCCGGCTCGAGACCGCCGCCGGCTACGGCCTGAAGCCGCGGGTCCTCGAGGCCGACTCCGTTGACGATGGCATCAACGCGGTGCGCCAGATGCTGCCGACGGTTGAGTGGAACGCGAACCCGGACACGTTCCCCGGCGAGGAGCCGGAGGATGCCAAGGCCAGGATGTCGCGCGCGATGGATGCCATCCGGCAGTACCGCCGGGAGTATGACGAGCGGCTCCAGCGGTTCAAGGATCGCCCGCTGCATGACTGGTCGAGCCACCACGCCGATGCCCTGCGCTACCTCGCCAAGGGGCGGCGCCCGTTCCGCGGCACGAGCCAGCGGGCAAGGCCCGGGGCGGCAGTAGCGGACTACTCAATCCTCGGCTAGACTCGCCGCAACCACGACCGCGAGGTGCGTTATGTCCGGCCTGTTCAAACCCAAGATGCCGAAGGTCGAGCCGCCTCCCCCGCCGCCCGAGACCGACGTGGCGAAGCAGCGCGAGATCGAGTCCACCCGGATGCGCCGCCGTCGCGGGCGCGCCGCCACGATGATGTCCACCCCTGAGACCCGGATGCAGGGCGGGGTCGGTGCCACCCGGCTGCTGGGCGGCGGCATGTAATGGCGACGAAGAAGATCAGCCAGTTCGACAGTCTGGCGCAGACCGACCTCGACTCGCCGGTCGACGTCGTGCCGATTGTCGATGTCGGCGCAGGTGAGACCAAGAAAGTCACGGCCAAGGCGCTGGCAGGCGCTGCGGTCGGGGACTTGGTGAACGTTTGGAACAACGTTGCCACGACCTTCTCGGCCATCAAGATGGACGTCA